ACTGGTGTTGATGCTCATTTTTATTTTCCTAGATACGTGCGATATATACGTTCACGTGTAACTGCAATCAACAACAACGAATCTGTCACAATTACGGTGGCTTGCACCTGATGGCTGACACACGCCGAGAATTGATCCTGGCTCGCATCAAGAGCAATCTTGACACCATCACGGGCGCAACGGTCTACAGGAGCCGTGTGGAGCCTCTGGCGCGTGGTGAGGTGCCTGCTGTCATCGTCGAGCCTGTCAACGATCAGCCGATCGACACCAACTTCTATGACAAGTTGGATTGGACGATGCGGGTGCGGATCACGACGATTGTGCGTGCTGCAGTCCCTGACGACGATTCAGACACGTACACACAGCAGGTGCATGCCAAGTTGATGGCAGATCAGACTGTCAACGGTTATGCGCTTGACTTGACACCTGACCGTACTGACTTCAGTCTTTATGAAGCTGATGTGCCTTTGGGTATCATTAGCCAAGACTTCCTTGTGCGGTATCGCACGAGCAGGACTTCATTAACTAGCGCCTAACATCATGGCTAAGATTGAAAGGGAAGTTCCCAATCCCGGAGTGGGCGGCAGCTATTTGTTTGACCCTAAGTCTGGGAAGCTTACACTGATCACAGAAACCGCCGCTCCTACCACCGATGGCACTGACTCGGAAGAAGTTTCTGATCGCGAAGATTGAGACAACCTATGGGACTGACCCTAGTCCTGTCGGCGGTTCTGACGCGGTTCAAGTTACCAACCTTGAAGTAACTCCGATTGAGTCGGACAACGTTCAAGCGGCTTCTTATCAAGGCTTCCTTGGTAACAGCACCCGTGGCACTTTGGTTGCCAACAAGCGCGTGAGCGTGACCTTTGATGTTGAGCTGTCTGGTTCTGGCACTGCTGGCACCGCCCCTGCCTTCGGTCCGCTGCTGAAGTCCTGCGGCCTGAGCGAGACGATTGCTTCTTCCACCTCGGTGACCTACGCCCCGGTAAGCAGCAGCTTCAGTTCCGCCACGATCTACTGCTTCTACGACGGCACCCGTCACAAGATCACCGGCGCACGCGGCACTGTCAGCTTCAACCTAACTGCTGGTCAGTTTGCTGTTGCCAGCTTCCAGTTCATCGGCATCTACAACGCCCCTGACGGCACTGCCCTGTCTGGCTCCTTCACTGTTGCCAACCAGGCTGCTGCCATCGAGGTCAATGACACAAACGTGACTACCGCCACTTTCCATGGCGTGACCAGCTCCCGCATTGAGTCGTTTGACATGGCGCTCAATAACGAGCTGCTGTACAAGGAGACCGCTAGCTCTCAGGAAGTGCTGATCACCAACCGCGCTCCTGGTGGTACGGCTGTGATCGAGGCTCCTGCTGTTGGCACCACTGACTTCTTTGCCAAGGCTGTTGCTTCTGCCACTGGTTCCACCAGCCTCGTGCTGGGCGCCACCGCTGGCAACATCGTCACGCTGAACGCAGCGCAGACAGACATCACCGGTTGCAGCTACGCTGATACTAACGGCGTAATCGCGCTGTCCATGCCGTACCTGGCTCTGCCCACCACGGCTGGCAACAACGAAGCTTCGCTGGTGTTCACCTGATCTCTGTTCATGGCCTTCGTCCTCAAGAAGACTGCTTCCTACAAGTGGGAAGTCAAAGTTGAGATCCCCGTTGATGGGAATCGCTTTGAGTCTCAAACGTTTGAGGCAGTCTTTAAGAAGATCAGTCGTTCGGCCTTCAATGCTCTTGTCGAGAAGGGTGATGATGCCCTGCTTGATGGGATTCTTGAAGGCTGGGATGGCATCAATGACGAATCCGGCAAGCCGGTTCCTTTTACTGAAAAGAACAAAAAGGAGCTGTGTGACGATCCCTACGTCATGAAGGCTTTGATTCAGGCGTATGCCGATAGCGTCACTGGGGCGCCGGCAAAAAACTAAAAGACGCCGCTGAGTACTGGGCGAAAGGCGGCGTTGTAGACGAACGTGAGGCCGACCTCAAGGCTCTTGGCGCAAGCGAGGAGCAGATCGCCGCTGCACGTCTTCAAACTGCACAGCAGGACTGTGAAATCTGGGAGGAGAACTGGGAAGTTGTGTTGATGTTCATCCGCATGTCGACGCAATGGCATACGAGCATGGCTGGATTGACGGGACTGATCTACCCGAGTTTGGAATGGCTCTGTAAGCTGTATTCAGTCAAAGATCCTGTTGCCATCTTCGAAGGCGTGCAGGTGATGGAAATGGCTGCCCTGGCCGTTCTGAACAGCAAACGCAAATGAGCCAAACCACTGAGCTGCTGCTGAGGATCAAGCAACAGGGCGGTGAGCAGCTCACGAGGTTGTCTGGCAGCTTTAAGAATCTGGGTCAACAAGCTGCGGCCGCCAATGTCAATTTCAAAGAAGTATCTGATGAACTGAGGAAGATTCAGCAGACTTCTGCAAACAGCATTAACAATCTCAAGGGTTACGCAAACGCATGGCGCGAAATTGCAAATAGCGTTGAGATTGGAACTGCTGAATTCAAACAAGCAAACGCTGAAGCCGCGAAGCTTGAAGCACAACTGAAAAAGGTTCAGCCTGGCGGTCGTGGGCGTTTTGCTGCTGGCGCACAGATTGCGGGGACGATTGCTGGTGCTGGCGTGTTTGGCGGCCTTGAAGGGGCTGCTGGCGCTGGTATTGGCGCGATTGTCGGTGGTGTTCCTGGTGCAATTACCGGCGGCGCAATTGGCGCTCAGGTCGGGATGTTCCGCCAAGGGCTTGGTGATGTTGCCACTTATGCGGCTGAACTGAGCAAACAACGCCAAGCATTGCGGCTAGTCACCAAGGATTCGTTTGAGTACCAACGGGCGCTTTCGTTTATCAACCAAACCAGCCGTGATTTGGCAATTCCACAGGAAATTATTACCCGCCAATTTACGCAGCTAACGGCTTCAGTCAAAGGCGCTGGCGGCAATGTTCGCGATGCAGAAAAAGCATTTATTGGCGTTGCCTCTGGCATTCGAGGCACTGGCGGCAGCCTTGAGCAGCTTGATTCGGCTCTGACCGCAACTTCTCAGGTCTTCAGCAAGGGCAAGGTTTCCGCTGAAGAATTGCGGCAACAGATCGGCGAGCGTTTGCCTGGTGCATTTAGCCTGTTTGCCAAAGCCCTTGATATGACGCCTCAGGAGCTTGATAAGGCACTTGAAAAAGGCCAAGTCAGCTTGCAGGACTTCCAGCTATTTGCAGAAAAATTATTTCTTGAATACGGCGAAAGCGCAAAGATTTTGGCTGATGGTCCAGATGCTGCTGGTGATCGCCTGAAGACTCAATTAGCGGAACTTAAAGGCGCAATTGGTCCGATCCTCAAGGACATGGGCGCATCGTTCCAAAACTTTGCCAGTGAGGCCATTAAGTCGTTTTTGAGCTTGGGCAAAGAACTTGAGCGTTTTGGGCGCTTAATGGAAGAGAAATTTGGAGGAAAGTTGCTTGATAATGCAATTAGAAATGTAAAAGCGCAGGACGCAATTATTAAACAACTTGAAGCTGAACAATTGGTTCGCGTTGGTGGATTATCAAAAGAGGAAAAAAGCCGGCTTTCTCTGGCAAGGGCTTTACGTGCTGGCTCGATGCAAATCATTCAAGGCGCCAAGGCTGGTCCTGAAGCGCCTGTGCCAGAGAAGCCATCAAATTTGCCTGGCATTGACACCACTGGCGGCGGCGATTCCAAATCAATCTTGAATAAATTGCAGTCCGACTTTTCGCGTTCTATTGCTGTACTTGGTCGTCAGTTCAACAATGAAGCACGCAAGCAACTGCTCAATGACGTTTTAATTACTGAACAAAAAATTACAGCCGCACTGAAAAAGGGAAATCTTGATGAAGCTGAAAGGCTGAGAATTGTTCAGCGACGCAAGGCTTTAGAGATCACCCGCGATGTTTTGATTAACGAAGAAAGCGCGTTAGAGGACAAAATCCTTGAAGGCAAGCAAAAGGGAGTTGATGTTACTAACGCTCAAATTCGTCTTGATGTAATCAGGCTTGAGCGAGAGCAAGCTGTAGCCGATATCAGGAAACTGGATAACGATGAACTGGCAAAAACTGTTTCTTTCTTGGATCAAATTAAAGAGAAGCTGCCCACCTATAAAGGCGGTGAAGTAGAGCAGATAACTGTGTTTGGAAGGATGAAGGAAGAGATTGACGCACTCAAGCAATCGTTTGAAGACATCCAACCCCGCTTGACTGATCTGGCTGGCAACTTGTCAACCAGCCTTGGCACTGCATTCAGCAACCTTGTGTTCTCGGCTCAATCAGCGCGTGAGGCGCTTGGCACCTTGTTCCAAGACATTGCCAAATCATTTCAGAACATGGTGATTCAAATGATCAACGATTACCTGAAGTTGCAAATTATGACCTTCTTTAGGAATCTTTTTGCCCCTGCGCCCGTCAGTGTTGCTGGCAATTATTTTAGCGGTGGTGCGCCCAGCATGTTCACCAACCCTTCGTTCGGTGTAGGCACTGGAAGTTTTGGTGGTTCGTTGCTGCCCAGCTTTGCAATGGGTGGGATCATGACTGCCAACGGTCCGCTCAAGCTCAAACGCTACGCCGCTGGTGGCATTGCAACTGGTCCACAACTCGCCATGTACGGTGAAGGAAGCCGCCCTGAAGCCTATGTGCCTTTGCCTGATGGTCGCAGCATTCCTGTAACCATGAAAGGTGGTGGGGTCGGTAATGTTGTGGTGAATGTCGATGCCAATGGCAGCAACGTTGAAGGCAACGGTCAGCAGGCCAATGCACTTGGCAAGGCAATCGGCATCGCCGTTCAGCAAGAGCTGATCAAGCAGAAACGTCCTGGAGGCTTGCTCGCGTAATGGCTACTTTCAACGACGCCACTGTTGGCACTAGCACAGGCGGCACCACGCCTGATTTCGGTGCGTCACGTAAAAGCCAACCTGTTGTTCGCAAGGTGCAGTTTGGTGATGGCTATGAGCAACGTCTGACCTATGGGTTGAATCAAAACCCACGCGTTTGGGATCTGACTTGGACAGCCAAAGACAGCACAGATGCCGATGCCATTGAGGCGTTCTTCGATGCACGCGCTGCTGACAACGCCAGCTTTGATTGGACGCCATTGGATGAAGCAACCGCCTACAAGTGGGTTGTGGAGAGTTGGTCGCGTGACCTGCGTTACGCCAATGTGAACACCATTACGGCCACCTTCCGTCAAGTATTTGAACCCTGATGGCGTACTCGGCTTGGGCTAGTTCAACCGCATACGTCGTTGGCGACATCGTACGGGCATCCACCGTACAAGCTGCTGGCCTCGTCTTCCAATGCACCACGGCTGGCACCAGCTCCAGCACCCAGCCCGCCTGGCCAACCGATATTGGCAGCACCATTACCGATGGCACGGTTGTCTGGACGGCAATCAGCAGCGTCTACGAAGAACTGGCTGCACTGGCACCGAGCGCCATTATCGAACTATTTGAGATGACGCTGGACACCACCCTGCACGGCAGCAGCGACACTTACCGCTGGCACAACGGCTGCAACGCCAACGTCAGCGGCAACATCGTCTGGAACGGCAACACTTACACCCGCTTGCCCGTCAAGGCCGACGGTTTTGAATACAGCAACACCGGCACGCTGCCGCGTCCCACACTGACCATCAGCAACTTGTACGGCACCATGACCACGCTGCTGTTGCTGGTCAACGCCACTACACCCGGCAACGACCTCGGTGGCGCAACCGTCAAACGCATCCGCACTCTCAAGAAATACCTTGATGGCGAAGCTGCCGCCGACCCACATGCCAAGTTTCCCGATGAGGTCTGGTACGTAGACCGTAAAGCAAGCGAAAACCGCGACTCGGTGAGCTTCGAGTTGGCCAGCAAATTCGACCTCGCTGGCGTGATGATTCCCAAGCGCCAAATCATTGCCAACATTTGCCAGTGGAAATACCGCAGCACCGAGTGCGGCTATACCGGCAGCAACTACTGGGACATCAACGACAACGTGGTGGGCACGCTGGCACAGGACAAATGCGGCAAACGCCTCAGCTCCTGCAAATTGCGTTTCGGCGAAGTCGCTGAATTGCCCTTCGGATCCTTCCCCGGCGCCGGTCTGACCCAATGAAACTCGGCAAATCCATCCAAGAGGCTGCACTGGAGCACGCCAAAACAGAGTTTCCAAGGGAATCCTGCGGGCTGGTTGCTGTTGTCAAAGGCCGCAAGCGGTATTTCCCCTGCCGCAACATGGCCGAAACACCAGACGAACATTTTGTGCTGGATCCTGCTGACTACATTGCCGCTGAAGAGCAGGGCGAAATTGTGGCCGTGGTGCATAGCCACCCGAAGACCAACCACGCCCCATCGC